AGAATATATTCAAGGCGACAGCAGGTCATCAAGCGACAAAAGATATTGCAGTGATTGTGCATAACACTGCGACAATATGGACAATGGCGGTATCCCCGCCATTGTGTTAAGATATCTTAATTAACAAAAAGGAGAAATATGAAAATAAAAACAATTAAATATAATAACAAAGAATACAAGTTACCATTTGACGGTGCAGATTATGGAGATAATCCACTTGAGATGGAGAACGTTGCTAATCCTTACACAGGTGAAAAAATTGCAATGCCAGGATTTGCAATTGCTGTTTATGATGTAATCATGGGCAGTCAGCATATGGCATCAATACACGACTTGCAACATGGAGACGGTTCATCTCCAGTGTGGAATGATGTTCGTAAAGGTTTAGATTGGTTCAGAAAATATTTCGCCAAAGAATATATGGTGTTACTAGATTAACTCTCCTAGTTAATAAGGTCGGGGCTTAACAGCCCCGATTCCAGAACCATTGCACCAACTGATCATTGGTACTAAGGTTAAGTCAATGGTTCTGGAATCGGGTGTCAATGTGACAAGATGTCGCACTTGCGATATTTATAGTATGTCAATGTGACAAGATGTCGCACTTGCGATATTCATGGTATGTTCTCTGCGACAAAATGTCGCACCGCATTTTTTTTTATTTACACTGCGACAAAATGTCGCAGCGTTGTGCACACATAGATCGAGCACAGCCTTCGGCTGCGCTCGGGTAGCGATAGAGGTACCAGGCCTATCTGGTTTTTTGACTTTCTACATATAATCGATTAAGGTAACGTAAAAAAAGGGATCCTATAGATTAGTGTATATATAAGCTTTTATACATTGATAAGCGTAAATTACTTTTCCTTTTTTTAAACACATATGAAAAAATATTATAAAATTTTTTTTCGAATGCACTTATGGATATAGATAAATTAAAAAAGTTTGAGAAATTACCACCTGATGTAAAACGACAATTAGCTTTGTATATGTCTAAGTGGAAAGATAAAAAAAAGCAGACTAATATCAAAAGTGATTTTATGGCTTTTGTTAAACATGTTTGGCCAGATTTTATAGAAGGTGATCACCATAAACAAGTTGCAGATAAATTTAATGAGATTGCTCAAGGTAAAGTAAAACGTGTTATTATTAACATGGCACCTAGACATACTAAGTCTGAATTTGCATCTTACTTATTACCTGCGTGGATGGTAGGTAGAAATCCTAAATTAAAAATTATTCAATCTACTAACACAACTGAATTATCTGTAAGGTTTGGTCGTAAAGCAAAACAACTTATGGATACACCTGAGTATAAAGAAGTATTTGACACAAGATTAAAAGAAGATTCACAAGCTGCTGGTAAATGGGAAACTCAACAAGGTGGAGAATATTATGCTGCCGGTGTTGGTTCAGCTATTACAGGACGGGGTGCTGATCTATTAATTATTGATGATCCCCATACTGAGCAAGATGCATTAAATGCACAAGCATTAGATAGAACTTATGAATGGTACACTTCAGGTCCACGTCAACGTCTACAGCCAGGTGGAACAATTATTATTGTAATGACTAGATGGAATGAAAAAGATTTAGCTGGAAGATTAATTAAAGCACAAAAGGAACCTAAAGCAGATCAATGGGAACTAATTCAATTTCCTGCAATCCTACCTAGTGGAGATCCCTTGTGGCCAGAGTATTGGAACATAGAAGATTTAGAATCAGTTCGTGCATCAATTCCTCTTGCTAAATGGAATGCACAGTACATGCAAAATCCAACTGGAGATGAAGGTGCATTAATTAAAAGAGAATGGTGGGTACCTTGGGAGAAAGATGAACTTCCAAAAATAGAACATATTATTCAATCTTATGATACAGCTTTTATGAAAAAGCAAACTTCAGATTATTCTGCTATAACTACCTGGGGCGTGTTTCATCCCTCAGAGGACAGTGGTCCATGCCTCATGCTTATGGATTCAGTTAAAGGACGATATGAATTTCCAGAACTAAGACGTATTGCACAAGAGCAATATGGATATTGGAAACCTGAAACGGTAATCGTAGAAGCAAAAGCATCCGGACTTCCACTTACTTATGAATTAAGAAAACTTGGAATACCGGTTATAAATTTCACACCATCAAGAGGTAATGATAAGCACACTAGAGTAAATTCTGTATCACCTTTATTTGAGAGTGGTCGTATTTGGGCTCCTGTAGATATGGAGTTCGCACAAGAAGTGATTGAAGAATGTGCAGCTTTTCCCTACGGAGATCACGACGATTTAGTGGATTCCATGACGCAAGCTGTAATGAGATTCAGACAAGGAGGCTTAGTAGAGCATCCAGAAGATTATAAAGATGAGCCTTTACAACATAGAGAAAAAGTATATTATTAAGCAATGGCAAAATACGAAGACACATCTGAGATACAGGAAATTCCAATGGACCTTGGTCCAATGGATGATGGTGAAGAAGATATCAGAGATTTAATGAGAGACCAAGGTATACCTGGCCCAGAAGCCAAGAACCAAGGTTCAGGAATCATGAATACTGCTGAAGCGGATATGGCTAAATCAGAAATGGCTGCTGTAGATGCTCCTATTGATCCAACTGTTGAAATAGAAATGGTTGTAAAAGAATTTATTAAAGAGATGGGCAGACGTCCTGAATCTTTACAAGAGCTAAAAGATTTTTATAATAAGAAAACAAAATTAAGTAACGAATCTGAAGAGATGCGTATCATGAGTGATTTAATGGAGAAAGATAAAACTAAAATTACATTAGCATCGGGCGGACTAGCAGGTATCTTAGGGGTCAAATAATGACCAACCCTAAAAGACTAACTACAACAATCCCTCCTAAATCTGGACCCATGCCTCAGGGCTTGAATATAAACTATAATACTGTTAAGGTATTTAAACATACGGAGAAAATAAATGGCGGATATAGACAAGGCTCTACCAAACTCGAGTCCAAAAAAAGAATTTGAAATCCCTGGAGAAGAGGATTTAAAAGAACAAGCTGAAGAACAGATTGAGATTGAACAAGCCGAAGGTGATCCTGTAGACGTTACAGAAAACGAAGACGGTTCCGTTGATATTAATTTAGATCCAGCCACAGCATCACCTGAAGGTGGTGACGAACATTATTCAAACTTAGCAGAATTTTTACCAGACGATATCTTAGGAGATATTGCAGCTGATCTTAATGGTAAATATATGGACTACTCTTCATCAAGAAAAGATTGGGAGAAAGCTTATATTACAGGACTAGATCTTTTAGGATTTAAATACGACAATAGAACAGAACCTTTTCAAGGAGCATCAGGTGCAACTCACCCAGTGCTAGCTGAAGCGGTTACACAATTTCAAGCATTAGCTTACAAAGAATTATTACCAGCAGATGGACCTGTTAGAACTCAAGTTATGGGACTAACAACTCCTGAGAAAACTCAACAAGCTCAAAGAGTAAAAGATTTCATGAACTATGAAATTATGGAGAAGATGAAAGAGTATGAACCAGAATTTGATTCTATGCTTTTCTATTTACCATTAGCCGGTTCAACATTTAAAAAAATTTATTATGATGAAGTAGCAGAACGTGCAGTATCTAAGTTTGTACCTGCAGATGATTTAATTGTTCCATACAGTGCAACATCATTAGATGAAGCAGAAGCAATTATTCACAAAATAAAAATTTCTGAAAACGATTTAAGAAAACAACAAGTAGCAGGTTTTTATAGAGACATAGAATTGACTGAACCTGCAGATACTGAATCTGACGTTGAGAAAAAAGAACGAGAACTAGAAGGTGTTAATAAATCTGGTCAAGACGAAAACTTATATACTTTATTAGAATGTCATATTGATTTGGACCTAGAAGGTTTTGAAGATACAGATCCTGAGACTGGTGAGCCCACAGGAATTAAAATTCCTTACATTGTAACTCTAGAAGAAGGGTCACGTGAAGTTCTTTCTATTAAAAGAAACTACGAACCTGCTGATCCAAAGAAGAAAAAAGTAAATTACTTTGTACACTTTAAATTTTTACCTGGTTTAGGTTTTTATGGTTTTGGTTTAATTCACATGATTGGTGGATTATCACGTACTGCAACTTCTGCATTAAGACAGTTGTTAGATGCAGGAACACTATCTAACTTACCTGCTGGATTTAAAATGAGAGGTATAAGAATTAGAGATGATGCTCAATCAATTCAACCTGGTGAGTTTAGAGATGTAGATGCACCTGGTGGAAATTTAAAAGATTCATTTATGATGTTACCTTTCAAAGAACCTTCTCAAACTTTACTTCAGTTAATGGGAGTAGTAGTTAGTGCAGGTCAAAGATTTGCATCTATTGCTGATTTACAAGTCGGTGATGGTAATCAACAAGCAGCCGTTGGAACAACAGTTGCTCTATTAGAGCGTGGTTCAAGAACCATGTCTGCTATCCATAAAAGAATTTACTCTGCTCTAAAAAATGAATTCAAATTACTAGCAAGAGTATTCAAGTTATATCTACCACAAGAGTATCCGTATGATGTAGTTGGGGGTCAAAAATCAATTAAGCAATCTGATTTTGATGATAGAGTAGATATATTGCCAGTTGCCGACCCTAACATTTTTTCACAGACTCAGCGTATTTCACTTGCGCAAACCGAACTGCAGCTGGCACAATCTAATCCACAAATGCACAATATGTATGAAGCGTTTAGAAATATGTATGAAGCATTAGGTGTAAAAAATATTGACCAAGTTTTAATTAAACCTCAACAACCTATGCCAAAAGATCCGGCACTAGAACATGTTGACGCTTTAGGTGGAGCACAGTTTCAAGCTTTCCCTGGACAAGATCATAGAGCGCATATTACTGCTCACTTAAATTTTATGGCAACTAACATTGCTAGAAATAATCCAATGATCCTAGCTTCGTTGGAGAAAAATATTTTTGAACATATTTCAATAATGTCTCAAGAACAAATTGAATTAGAATTCAAAGATGAGTTATTACAGTTGCAACAAATGCAAATGCAGTCTCAACAAAATCCACAAATGGCTCAACAGATACAACAACAAGTAATGCAGGCTACACAAAAGATAGAATCTAGAAAAGCTGTATTGATTGCTGAGATGATGGAAGAGTTTATGAAGGAAGAGAAGAAAATTACAGGTGAATTTGATAATGATCCAATTGCTAAACTAAGAGCAAGAGAGTTAGATATCAGAGCAGCTGAAAATGCCGAGAAAAAGAAGAATGATGAAGCTAGAATGAATCTGGATAAGATGAAAGCTATGATGAATCAAGGTAATCAAGAAGATAAACTTGAACAAAACAAAGAATTAGCAAAATTAAGAGCTGATACTTCAATTGAAAAGACAATCTTAAGTAAAAGTATACCTAACGTCAAAGATTTGATGCCAGATAACAAAGCTACTATGCCTAATATTAGTATAATGAGAAGTGGTGACGAATAAAGTTGAAAAAAACTTAAAAACAAGTTAAAATTTTAAAAAAAAGGTTATTATGATAAAAAATAAAAACAAAACTAACGATTCTAAAAAAGATACTATTTCTTTTGTTGAAAAACCAATTGAGATGACAAAAGATACGGAATCTCAAACTGTCAAAGTTAAAGGCACTAGAAGAATGTTAGCATCTAAAAGCAAAACAGCTACTTGGTACTAACCAATGTGGTTATCGGCAATTAGATTAGCTGTCTCTGCTGGAAGTAAAATTTACGCTAACAAACAGAAGACTAAAATGGCAATGTCAGACGCACAGTTAATGCATGCGTCTCGTATGGCAAGTGGTGAGGAAGCTTACCAGGGAAAACTCCTAGAATCCAGACAATCAGATTGGAAGGACGAGGCAGTTTTAATAATTCTAAGTTTGCCTATAGCAATTCTGGCCTGGGCAGTCGTATCAGACGATCCAACCGCAATGGACAAGGTAAAATTGTTCTTTGAAATGTTCTCAGAGCTTCCTAAATGGTTTACAAATCTTTGGATCCTTGTAGTTGCAAGTATTTATGGTATAAAGGGAACACAGATATTTAAAAACGGAGCAAAAAAATAATGGCTGAAAAAAAAAATAAAAAAACTTTAGGGGAAAAACAATATGATACTTATGTATCAGAAGTAGACTCTAATTTTGATAAAATGGGTAGAGTTCAAAAAATGTATAAAGGTGCTTCTCCAAAAATTAAAGCAGATTTAAAAAATAAATTTAAAAAATTATCGGATAGTTTTGGTAGTTCAGAAATGATAAGTTCTGCAAACAGAGAAACAGGAAGAACTGAAAAAGCT